AATCACACACACGACACATTGGAAGACTTCCAAGATGACATTTGGTCACCATACATGGTGGCAGAAGAATGTACTAACCACGCCAGGGTGCACCTAGTCACAGCAAGTAGTGAATACCATGCACTAGAACAAGTGGATGAATACCTTAGGGAAAAGGAAGGTGTTGAAGAAACTCATTTAATAATTGCAGAAAAACTTGACTTATCATGATTAAGAACGCAACTAATTATATAGCGGACATATCTTACTACGATGTAGATATTACTGCCACTAAGAATGAAATGTTTGAAACATTCGGTGAACCACACATTGAAGACCCACATGACCGGTACAGTAAGTACACTTGGGAGTTTGTTGTTGATGAAATACCTTTCACTATCTATGATTGGAAAGAGAAGTATATTGATGACAACACACCAATCAATTGGAGAATTGGTTCAAAGAATAAATTCTATTCTATGATGGCACAAGATGAAATAATTAATGAACTTAAACTATATAAACTATCATGAAGGTAATTGACTACTTAAGGATCAACAATAGAATATTCAATAACACAGAAATTGCTAGGTTGATTGATGTTGACCCAGCTACATTGAGTAGATGGTTGAAGGGTGTTAAACCCATAGGTAAAGACTATGAGATTACCCTCATGGGGGTGATGTCTAAGTACGGATATAAAAGAGAACAGTTATGAAATTTACTAATAAAATTAAAGCAGAGGAGTTCGCAATTAGCGAATCAATCAAGCGTTGGAACACTTACTACCAAGTCCACGAACACGATGGAATATATACAGTTGACAGATATCATGGAGTAAACGCTATAAGTTATGCCATCAATGGAGAATTAATGCCTCATTATTGTCAAACCAAAAGAGGTAGAAAAAAAGGTGGTACTAACACTGTAAAGAATGCTTCAAAAATAATCCAGAACTATAATCAAAAATTAAAATCTTAAACCAAACAATTATGAACGGAAAAGAACTAGCAAGAGCAATGGAAGACTTCGTGAATGGAGCAAATCCTACGGAAATTGAAGACTTCGCAAACGAGTTTACCAAGATGCACAACACATTGGAGCAGAAGGCAGTAGGTATGCTTATAAAGACCTTAGTTAAGGTATCTGAACACAATTATACTGACGGCAGAAACGAGGCTTGCATGAAGGCTGCAAAACTTATGCTAATAGGTTATAAGAAAGAAATGGTGCAAGACCTTGTTAATTCTGACCATTATTGGACGGAAACCAAGGCAAGTGAATGGGTAAATGGTGGTGGCTTTGATGTTTCAAAGATGCCCTTAATATAATATATTAAACAATAAACAAATAGAAATTATGGACTACAAATTAATTGACAACATTGAAGTAGATGGTGTAGACATGAGTGACTACCCGGACTTCTGCGATGCATTCATTGTGGGGGGTGACTACAATGGTGAACCAATGACAGACGAACAGATTGATCTGTTAAACGATGACCTAGACTTTGTACACGAATGTGTTCAAGGTTACTTACATTAAACAATAACAACATGACACGAGAAATAGTAGACTTAATAAGTGAACTGAGTGATAAGTATCCTCACTTGACTGAACGACAATTCGCAGCAGAAGTATGGGCGAATATGCACCCAAATAGATATGACTTTAATAGATTCTTATCTAAGTATTGGGAGGGTAGTATCCCAACAATCAATGAGATTAGTGATCTAAGGTTTGGTGAGATATGAGACTTACAGATAAAGATGTGTATGAGATGGCAACAAGGTTGTCAAAACAATATGGTATACACTTGACCAGGAGTGGTTCATTTAATAAGTTAGGTGAGTTACAACAGCGTAGGGTAAGACATAAAGTTTATAGTTTAATCAGTAATACAGATATATTATGAGAGTTTTAGTAGCTTGTGAAGAAAGTCAAGCAGTAACAAAAGAGTTTAGAGAGTTAGGTCATGAGGCATATAGCTGTGATCTGTTACCATCTAGTGGGGGTCACCCAGAGTGGCACTACCAACGAGACTTGTTTGAAATAATAGACAGGGGTTGGGACATGATAATTGCATTCCCACCATGTACATACCTTACTGTTACGGGTAACAGATGGTTTAACATTGACAAGTATGGAGACAAGGCAGTCAAACGACATGAGGACAGGAAGGAGGCAATTGAGTTCTTTATGAAGATTGCTAACTCTGACTGTGACAAGATAGTGATTGAGAATCCTGTGGGGGTTATGAGTTCCACATGGAGGAAACCTAATCAAATAATTAACCCTTGGCAGTTTGGTGATCCATTCGAGAAGAAGACTTGTTTATGGATCAAAGGTTTACCTGAGTTAACACCAACAGACATTGTTGAACCCGCACCAAGGAAACAGTTCAAGAGTGGTAAGTCTATGCCAGCATGGTATGCTGATGCATGGAAGTTACCTAAAGAAGAAAGAAGTACTATGCGGAGTAAGACATTCCCGGGCATCGCTAGAGCTATGGCAGAACAATGGGGTGGTCAAGTAAAATAAATTTTGGAATTTAAATTTTAATTATACATTTGCCAAATGAGGTAGATCGGTAACCTCATGCAGAAACAACCGATGGAAGCGACACAAGCTGTGTTATCTGTTAAATAGATAGAGATGGGTTTTCTGTAACTTGCTACCCGCTATCAGCCTGTATGACTTCCTGACTAACTCAACGAAGTAGAATTTGGTTAGAGCAAATGTTACCTTTCATCCGGGGGGTGGGGGGTAACTTGCTTAGACTGACCTTATAACAAACCTTCTTAATCTTACAAAGTAGATAAACAATAACACTATATGATTTGGATAATTATACTAGCATTATTAATATATGCTAACAGAAAATAAACATGATCGCTATAATAATATTTATACTCTATGTGTTTTACATGGAAACAGACATATAATTTAATAAACAAATGATTACATTCTATAAGTCCATGATGGACAATAAACCACACCAAGCTAATATAGATACAGCTATACACAGAATTAAGTCTGAACAGAATAAAGACATAGTCTCTAAGGTTAGATCAGGTGAGGTTGATAAGACTAAGCTACCATGTGTTGTCTTTGCGGGGGTGATTGAATCAAATAAACGTAAGGATGACAATGTTGTCCAACACTCTGGTTACTTCGTACTAGACTTTGACAAGGTTGACCCTAAACTAAAGAAGCAACAGTTATCTACAGACTCATACATTTATTCTGCCTGGGTATCACCTAGTGGTAATGGTGTCAAGGCACTAGTCAAGTGTCCACCTAACATTGAGAATCATTCTCTGTACTACAATGCTATGTTGTCTAGGTATCCCGAACTTGACCCAACGGGTAAGAACATATCTAGACTTTGCTTTGAGTCTTATGACCCTGACCTATACATCAATGAAGGTTCATTGACATGGGACAAGACACTAACAGATGAACAGTTAGATGACTTCAAGAGTAAGAAGACAGACAAACGCAAGCAAAAAGTTTTGGACATCACTACGTCCATGATTTCTGTAACTCGCCCAGGGAAGGACGGTGGGAAGCATGAAACACTTCTGAACGCATCCAATCTACTTGGTGGTTATGTTGCTGTTGGTGTCTTAACAGAAAAAGAAGCATTCAATCACTTACTAAAAGAGATCACCAAGAAGAAACCCGACAACATCTCACTAGCTAAGAAGACCATCAAAGATGGTTTAGAGAATGGTAAGAGTAGACCACTCAATGAGGTCAAGGAACTAGAACGTACAGTAGACTTTACTAGACGTTCTGATGGTGACTATGATTTTATGGCAGATGATTCAGACATGGATGAGTATGAGTGGGGGTTTATCAATGGTTGTTTAGAGATGGGTTTACCTACCGGTATGCCTAAACTAGACCAACACTACGTGTTCAAGAAGAACACACTTGTGTGGTTAGCTGCACGAGACAATGTAGGTAAGAGCTACATTGTGTGGTACTTCTCTGTCCTTGTTGCATTACTCCATGATTGGAAGTTCTTAGTCTACAGTAAAGAGAACAGAGACGGTCAAGTACGTAAGAAGATTAAAGAGTTCTACATCGGTAAGAGTATTAAACTGTTCAACCTAGATGACCATAAACTGTCTAAACAGTTTGTAAAGGATCACTTCAAGTTTATGACAGCAAAGAAGATGCACACAGTAGACAGTTTCTTAATGAAGTGTGAAGTGGTCTATGATGAGGGTTGGGAGTATGATGCTGTAATTGGTGACCCTTTCAATGCATTTGACGTACCACCTGGGGAAAACGCATACTCACTTAACCTACGTTCACTCAATCAACTGCAAACATTCAAGGAGAATTACTCATCAGTATGGATAACAGACCATATCACATCTAATGCAGCAAGAGAGAATGTTGGTGGACAAATGACTGTACCAACTAAACACCACGTAGAGGGTGGTCAGATGAAACCTAACAAGGCAGATGACTTCCTCATAGCACACAGAGACTACAAGTCTGACACTAGGTGGATGATAACAGAAATACACGTAGACAAAATAAAGGACACAGAGACAGGTGGGAAACACACACCTAAAGAAAACCCTGTGGAATTACTTGCAAACAAAGACTTGTGTGGTTACACCTGTGATGGTGTTGATCCTGTAAGAGAACATTGGGTGAAAAAGAATGGTGCACCCATGTATGAACCAGAACCTACCGAAGTATCTAATCGGATGCCGAAGTGGGAGTCAGAAAAAGCACCTTTTTAACAGTACTGTAAAATTTATTTATTAACTTTGTAAAACTAAATTCAATTATTATGAGTCGTTCAAAACAAAAAACCGAAAACACCGGTAGTTCTAATCCTGCTAAGAAGCATTTTATCGAATGGAAAAATGGTTCATTTTCATACTACGACAAGGTACAAGAGAAAAGAATAGACCTTGGTCACAAGATTACCTTCATGGTATTAGATTCGTTATCAACTGTCAAAGGATGGGATGATAAGAGTGGTAGTAAAATTTACTCTAATGAGGTAAGAAGTATCGCCAAAGATGTTCTTAATGTAAAGTCATTCAAAGGTGGTGACCTTATCAGTGGTCTGTACAAAGATATTAAGGATCGTATTAAAGCCCTTGGTGGGATGTATTTTTCTAGTATTTATGTTGCCACTAAGATTGATGGTGAGGTAGTGATGGGTAACTTACACCTAAAGGGTGCTGCACTTCAAGTATGGTCTGACTTCAACAAAGAGAACAGGGACGATATCTTGAACAAAGCAGTCAGTGTTCACGCTAAAGAAGAGCGTAAGAAGGGTGCAACCAAGTGGGAA